CCTCTCTATGGGCAGTCGGTGATCAGGCCGCCGCCGTGGCGCTGGCCGCCGTCACCGCCGCCGCCCCCGCTGTCTGCCAGGCGGTGATGAGCGCCGGGATCAGGCGATAGATCAGCACGGCCAGTCCGACCTCGGCGATGCGCTTGAACCACTGCATCACCGTGTCCAGGTTCTGTGCCAGCCAGGTCAGGGCCTGGGCCAGCTTCATGGTGATCCCGGTCGACTCATCGACCCGGCTGACCCATTGGCCGAACGCGTTGCGCAGACGCTCGAAGGCCTGGCTCACGGTCTGCGGCAACTGCGCGTATTCGGTGGCGAGCTTGTCTTTCTGGGACATCAGGGCGTTCACCACGACGTCGGCCGTCAAGCGCCCCTCCTCGGCCAGCTTGCGCAGCCGCCCGATCGGCACGTTCAAGCCATCGGCCAGGGCCTGGGCCAAACGGGGACTGTTTTCGACAACCGAGTTGAATTCCTCGCCCCGAAGCACGCCCGAGGCGAGCGCCTGGCCGAACTGCAGCAGGGAGGATTGCGCTTCCGTGGCCGAGGCGCCGGACAGGCGCAGCGCCTGCGAGATGCTCTCGGTGATGGTGAGCGCATCCTTCTGCTCGCCGCCCAGCATGCGCACGGCCTGCTGCAGCTTGCCGTAGAGGGTGGCGGTTTCCTGGATCGGCACGCCGATGCGCTGGGCGATCTCGAACAGCTCCTTTTGCGCGGTGGTGAATTCGCGCTGACCGGCCGTGGCCAGTTTGAGGCGCGCGGACATCATGTTCCAGGCGTCAGCGATCTGGACGATCTCCAGGACCTTGCCACCGGCCCAGTTGATCGAAAGGAACGCCAGCAGCTGGGTCTTGGCCGTCGCCACCTGGTCGCCGAAGGCCGACATCCCGGCCTTGACTTCGGCCATTCCGGCAGACGCCTTGGCACCTGCGGTCTTGGCGGTGCTGGAGAGCTCGCCCAGGCTGCGCTCGGCGGAGGTGATGGCGCGTTTGAGCCCCTCGTCGGCCCCTTCAAGCGCGACGAGGATGGAAATTCGCTTGGCCATTTATCGGTCGACGTGGCGATCTGGTTTTCGACAGCGGCGGCCAGCCGGGGGATCCGGCCCGCCACCAGGCGTTCGATGTCCAGCCGCTTCTTCAGCACCACCCGGGGCACCAGGACGGCGATCGGGACGTCGGCGCCACGCTTGATACGTTTGATCCCCTCGGCTTTGCGGTAGCGCCGCTTGAAACCCGCCAGGGGCCGGGCGTGTTCTTTGATGTTCTCGGCCATGAGCACGATGTTTCCCTTGGCGTTCTTGATGAAATAGGCATTGCCACCGCGCATCAGTTCGGCGATCTGGGCCTTGAAGCGCTTGCGCCCGACCCGCCCATGCAGCGGGATCAGCATCCGGCCGGATATCTGCCCACCGGACTCGTGCATCCCCGACCACGGGATGCGGGAACCGACATAGAGCGCTGGCAGGCGCTTCGGGTCCTTCGCCAGCACCTTGGCGGTGAAGCCCTTGAGGAAGGACTTCTTGACCACCGCCAACTTTCCCGCGACGTGGCCACGCACCTCCTGCTTGATCTCGACTGCCTCGCTGGCGATTGCGCGTGCCACGGCTTTCTTGACCTGATCCCGAAACTCGCCGCCCCAGCGACGGAGTTGCGCCTGGGCGGCAGCGCTGTCGATGCGAATCGAGATCTTCATCTTGGTAGGGCGCGGTCGGTCAGTCGGTCCAGTGTCTGGTCCAGGTTGCGGGCATCGCCGCGCGAACCGATGGCCACGAGCGACAGCAGACGTGCATCGCGTGCTGAGTCCGATCGGTCCGTAGCACCAAGAAAGCCTCGCACCTGGCCGAGGGTGTAGTCCAGGACGTCGGGGAAACGATGACCGTGGTCGATCAGCCGTTGGACGGCGTCGAACCAGAGACTGGTGCTGACGTCGGCGCGAGCTGCTTTGCTTGCGCGAACAGGCCGTCCAGCCTCGGGATCACCGTCCGGGTAAAAAAATCGGCATTCACCTCGATCACCTTGGCCGCCAGCAGGATCGCCTCGTCGGCCGCGAGTTCATCGACCCAGGTCCGTGGCTTGCTCACGGCAATGCCAATGGCCGTCAACAGATCCTCGCCGTGTTCGCCGAACAGCAGCAGCCAGTCGATCTCCGCCCGGGTGAGGTGTTGCATCACCGGCGAGATGGCCCGCAGGAAGGCCGGCATCTGACCGACCTTCAGGGGCTTGATTGCCAAGGTCTCGCCGCCAATCGTCAGTTCGACTGCCTGCGGGATGAGGGTCTCCAGATCACTCATGCGTCAGATCCCGTCACAGTTGGACAATGCGGCCAAACTGGCCCAGCACCGCGTCGAAGGGCTTGGTGGCATCGGCCAGCAGCGAGCCTTCCATCTCAAACTTGTTGTACTCGTCCGAGATGAAGGAGATTTCCTTGAGCGGATCGAAGGCCACGCGGTACAGCTCGACCAGCACCTTGGCGTTGCCCTGAGCGGTGTTCAGGCCCTCCAGGCGCAGATAGCGCTCCGGCAGAGGTTGCGTGAAGATGCCGATCTCAGTGGCGACGCCGAAGGCGTAGCTGGCCTTGAACGGCGCGACATAGGGCACCCCGGGGGCACCGCCATCGGTCAAGCGCAGGAACTGCAGGGCGCCGAAGTCCGGATCGACCGTGTAGTCGACACCGGCCACCAAGGTTGCCGGCGTGGCGCTGCTGTCCTTGACGACGAGGCTGGACACCTTGGGATGGGCGAAGAAGTAACGGTCGCCGACCATTGGCGTGGCCCCACCGATCGGCTCGTCGGTCACCGTGCCGGGGACGGCGACCACGTGGTTGCCGTACAGCGCCAGGGCCAGGTTTTCTTTGGTGAACTCTTCCAGCGTGAGATTCACCGTGGCCGACTTCTGCTTGACCATCCGGTGATCCAGCGTGCGTTGACCGGTCTGGCTCTCGTAGTGCTCCAGCACGTCGGTCTTGAGGGCGAGCTTGAGCTCGGCGACGTTGCCCGGGGATCGCACCTCGATCGGCAGGCCGGCGGCGTCGCGTTTGCCGAGAAAGACTCGGCCCTGGAAACTGGCATACGTGCTCATGGCTTGGGTTCCTTACGTGGGGAGGGTTGCGCCTCGCGAGCGGGCGGGTTTTGTGATGGGGTGGAAGGCGGCGCCGCCCGTGCTGCGCCGATGGACAGCAGCCACTGCGCGAGGTCGGCATCGACTTCGATGCGGTCGCCCGGCTGATGCGGTTGGCCCGCATGGGTGTGCGCTCGGGTGAGAACGAGTGGAGTTTTCATGGGTCATCCTGGGGTTGCGAGATCGGCGGCGAGCGTCCGGTAGCTGATGCAGTAGCGGGCGGGAATCGCAGCGGCCACTGCGTCGGCGTCCTCCACCTCCCACTCGCACTCGATTTCCTTGACGCCCAGCGCCAAGCCGCCCAGGTTCACGTCGGCCATCAGCGCTGCGTGCGCAGCCGTCAGCAGCTGGTCGGCTTCGGTTTCTGGAGCAGTTGGCGCAATGGCGCGCGCCAGTGCAGTGATCCGCAGCGTCAATTCGCGCGTGACCCGGTCGTTGGCGCGCTCGGTGATGAGCTCCGACTCCGGAAACACCACCAGCGCCGGGCACTGCTCGCGACTGATCGCCACCGTGGGCGAGCGGTGCAGCGTGGCGCCCAGACTTGTGGCGCTCGGACGCAACGCCGCGACCACCGCCAGCAGGATCTGCTCGCGGATCGAATTGCCGGCCATGGGTTACAGCCGGGTCAGCTTGGCGCGCATCTCCGAGCCGTCGCCGATGGCCCGGATCTCGCGGACCTGGAAGGTAGCGCCGGCGATCTCCACGTTCTCCCGGACCGACAGCGCGGTGAAAGCGGTGTCCGGATAGGACATCACGTACTCGGTGCTGCTGGTCAGGCCATCGAACGCCGTGCCATCCGGGGCAGCGAAGCCGACCACCTGCGTCTGGGCCGGCGCTCCGGTCGAGGGGCGCCAGGTGCACTTCTTCAGGAACCCCGCGTTCCCGGCCGCTTCGTAGAGTTGATCCAGGAAGCATCACCGACTGCCCATAGAGAGG